GCATATTCAATAAATACCAATAAAACAAAAATCCCCCAACCTGAAAAGATCGGGGGGAATTAACCTAAAACATTCTTGACTATGCAGCCACAAAGTTACTTACTTTTATGGATATCCTCAATCTGTTTCTTTTCAACTTTACCCTTCATCTTTAAATAAGCAAGGTCATTCAGATACTGCAGCACCGGAAGGTCAAACGCCGCATCCAATGTTATCCGCTCATGCTCTGCCACCTGTGTAGTACTGAATATCCATCCGTAGTATTTACTGAATATCTGCTCAATGCCCATCTGCCCATCCGGCTCATCATCGCCTATCTTTTCGTCAAATAACAATGGATACCTTTTGTCGATCGTGTTGACAATATTGAGAAAGTGCATGGTCAGCGCATAAGCTATCGGAAAGGGAAGGGAAAGCATATCGTCTGAATACTGATCATGCTTTGTCGCATCGTATTTAATATCCCGGTATTTAAACCCCCATCTTTGCACCGGCACCACAAACGAAGCTATTATCCTGTGCATATTTTGCACGTAGCCATTTGAATAGAATGTCTTTACCTCGATATACCTTGCGGCCACCATACGCTCGGCATCGGTATTGATGCGATAATACTTTTTACCCGCCTTAAAGATATTAGGTACTTTCTTTTCAAAGTCGATATTAAAGAGGAAGGTGTACTGCTTTACCTGGTCTTCAGTCCATTTGTAAACATCTTCATATTTGCCGGTAAGGATATAAACAATCTCGCGGAACTTATCAAAGTCGCCCCAGTCGTTTTCTATAACGGGATGTATCTCAAGGTATTTGCCTAATGTAATATCGTTCCATGTCATAAGAAACTATATTTAACTTGACCGCCATTATCCTGAATGTACATCGACCACGCTAATGCCAAAGCATTGACGCAGTCATCATGAAGGCCGGGAGGTGCTGTGTACTTTACCCCGGTGCCCGTCATCTGATATTCAAAGGATTCTAATTCGGCCTTAATTACCCCTTCAGGAAAGATAACCTTCCTTTGATGGATGGCAGCAGCCAACCCCTCCATAAGTTGCTGTTTGGATGTGGAGGTGTACTTGAATGAATGCACGTCACCCCTGTCACGTTGTATGTCCTCTGTAATTGGATCGCCTACACCTGTTGAATCTATTTTAATCGCGCCTCTCGGTAGTCTGCGGATTATCTCTTTGGTTTCGTTCCAAGGCCGTTGAAAGCGATCAAAATGGCTGACAACACCAAACCTATCTAACCCTATTATGACAGTCCAGTCAAATGATTTAGCAAGGTCAATGCCATAGCATACGGCCGGCTCATTGGATAGTTGGCCGGTGCAGATACGGATGTAATCTAACCCAAACGGATTCGCTACGTTATCATTAAACTCTGCAAGGTATTCCTGCTTAAATGCTAACTCGGGAAGGTCACGCCTTGCCGCCTCAATTTCAGACGCATCGATGAAAGGATTTGTGATTGTCGGCATCTGCCATGACATCCAGTCCGGCTCACCAGTTTGCCCTCGCATCCATAGCTTATAAAAATCATTCTTCCCCTTTGGCGTTGACATAAACCACGCGCTCCCCTTCAGGTCGGTTAACGTTGGTCTGATAGCCTCCGTCCAGCTTTGCCATAGGTTTCTGTTAAATGCCGCCTCATCTATTATGGCTACCTTGTATTTTCGTGAACGGCCGGCCAAAGGATTTTCAAGTGACCAGAACTCTATCGATCCGCCTGTGATTAATTCAATCCGCTGATTATCGTGCTTTCTGCTTATAAGCGATTGTAATGCCGTTAGAATGTCTTTAAACGTTCCTTCTAATAGTTTATACGTTGGTGCAAAATAAGCGCCTGGATGCCCTTCTAATGCGTTCTCAGATAGGATGTTGGCTGCCAGCTTTGACTTGCCAAACCTCCGACCGCAATCCAATACATTAAAACGCTTCGCTTCAGATATGATTTGTAGCTGTGCCTTATGTGGTTGACTCAGGGTTACTTCTATCTCCATAAGTTACTTTGACTTTTATTTCGCCTGTGTGGTCTTGCTGTTCCTTCGGCTTACCCATTGCCCTCGTTATAATCGTTTCAATATTGTAAAGGCTTCCCTTTTCGATTGACTTACGTATAGCACCCGCCACCGCCTTTTCCAATACCGTTGCCTTCGGATTCTCAAATACTTCTTTCAGTTCGTTCAAATCCATTGATAACAAAGCCATTAAGCTATCGTTAATCTCAGATAGTTTATACCCCTGATCCTTCAGCAAAGAAACATATTTGCGAGGTCGACCGTTAGGGTTGCCGGATTCGCCGGGTTTGAATTGATTAATATGTTCATTCGGTATTCCCATTGCCTGTTATTCGCCTGTTTTTAATTCAAATGATGCTGTTATTCTTTGTTTTGAATTATTATTTTGATTATTATTTCCATGCAATATTCCAGTTTTTGCATTTAATCGACCTAAATGCTTGCATGACCATAAATTAGAATATTTTAACGCATTAATCAAACTTGGAGCAGAAGTCACTATTGTATATCTATTTTTTTGTTTTTTATATATTTTACCAACTTCATTCAATAATTTTAAACCTATTCCAGCGCCTTGATAATCAGGCAATATTACTAATCTATGAACTTTTTTTATATTTTTAGCTATTGGATGAGGTAAATGCAAAATGCTAATAAATCCAGCTATTTCATCATTAACACTTGCAATAAATACGTTTGCAGCATTATTGTGAGTATGACTTAAATAGTGGTGCTTAGCAAACATTTTCCAAATGCTTTTATCTGATGTATTGTATATTTCAAATTTGATTTCTGGTCTATTTTTTTTTTGCCCTTCAAAACTTTGAAAGGTCATTGTGTCCGTATTAAATACCCAATCCGGTAATAACCAATCCTGAACATCAAAATGACAAGTTACGGCGATAAATTGCTTTTCGGTTTTTCTTATTGCTTTTTGCATAGCAAATGATCCTATTTGTGCTACATTTCGATCAACTACGCTTGTAAATTCATCAAAAACAAAAAATTTTTGATCTTCCAATATTGCCCTTGCAAGATCAACTCTCATTTTTTGCCCATTACTTAACACTGAATATTGTTTTAACCAGCTTGGAGGACTTGAAAACCCAACCGAATTAAAAGCAGACGTAATTTGCTCTACCGAACAATTTTTAGGCATATCATCCAAAACAGATTCGCATGAATAATTATAATTTGTTATATAACTATCTGGGAATAATTGTTTTGCGATTGTTGTTTTACCTGTTCCGCTTTTACCAACTATTAAACCTATCTGCCATTTTTCAGGAAAAATTATTTCGCCTTTAAAATGTTCTGTAATTTTTTCAGATTGTAAATCAAATTTACCTATTACAGATGCAACTCTAAAAGTTTTTGCTGGTTTACTTTCTTTTATAATGTCAAAAGTCGGCATTCGTATCCTTGTTCTATTAATTTATTATATGTGTTTTCTTGATGTTCTTCATCTTGACATACAATTTCAATTCTATAAAGATTTTTTATTGTATCTGATATATCTTTCAACTCATCTTCATCACCATTTTTAAATATAGGTATTTCCAACCCCCACTCTTCCAGCTTTTGATTATCCCAGTCGGTTGCAAGCTGCTGCCATTCCCACTCACCATAACCAACGTTATCTTTAATAAGAAACTCTGCTTTTTGTTCTTCAGTCCATTCATCTGCAAGGATTATCGGTAACTCTTTCAAACCTAAATCCTTTGCCGCTTTTAATCGCATATTACCACCCAATACAACATATTTGCCATCGGTATCGGTGAAGCATACCAAAGGTCTTTTATTAAGCATATCGGGAAAGTCCTGAATGCTTTTTTTAAGTTTCTCAAAACGCTCGTCTTTTATCGTGCGAGGGTTTTTCGGGTTTGGTTTGATTTGTGATATCTTAACCATTTTCGCCATACATTTGATTCATTTGTATTATGTAATTCTCTTGTAAATACGGAAGATAGACATTGCCATTATCGTAAACTTTAATCCACTTTGCATAGGTCTCCCCCGCCTTGCTCAATCCTTCATCCTTCATTAATCGGTATTCCGTTCCAGTACCGACATCACCGCCTATATGTTCTGCCTTTATTGCCGATATGTAGTAATTAGTAAACCCCGCCTTATGTAGCCGATAACAATAGTCACTATCCTGCATCCCGTAAGGATCGTGATCGGTATTAAAATACCCAACCTTATCAAATGCTTGTTTCGTTAATAACACATTACCAAATACACCCCATGCAGGATGGCATTTAATCCCGTTAATTATTTGTTCGTCAGGTAACCCCTCCACGCAATGGATAGCAGACATACCTGTGTTTGTTATCAATTCAGCATCATGAATCATTTTATTGAGCCATCCGGGAGGCATTACGATATCGTTTGCACAGATAGCCACGTAGTCAAAGCCGTTCTCTTCAAAGAAGTATTTGAGGCCATGATTAATAGCGGCCGCAATACCGAAGATTTCGACTTCGAGTAGTTCAGCATCACCCTGACATTGCTTAATCGACTGCAATGCAAGTTCTGAATGCTGTTTGCGTTTATAATTGAGATAAATGATTCCTGTCATTATATCCTATGAATTTAGCAGGTACACCCGCATATTTACAATTCTCTTTAAGTTCAGTTTTCTTTGTGACCACTGCACCCATCCCGATCATGCATCCTGACGGAATATTAAGTTTTTGATGGATTGTGGCATTAAGGCCGATGTTAGTATTTTCACCTATTACCGTATGCCCGCCTACCTTTGCTCCGCATGATAAGGTAACTCCATTTTTAAGGATAGCGTCATGACCTACGTGCGCTCCTTTCATTATGTAACAATCCCGGCCGATAAATGTTACACCATTTGCACCTGAATCAATGGTGACAAGTCCCGTTATCCGCGTACCTTCTGCAATGTAAACACCTTGCGAATCCTTTTCCCTTCCCTTCCATTCAGGTGGTGCGCCTATGATGCAGTATGGTCCGATATAAACGTTATCCTCAATAATTACGTTTGGGTAAATGATGGCCGTTTCGTGTATTATCTTCATAATATGAAATGATGTATTAACTCTTTGACTGCATTAAAATAACACCCCGAACAATATCTGTTTGGTAGCCACCTTTGATCTAACTCCTCTCGGTAAATATGTTCAATCTGTAACTTTATTTCAGCATCCAAGCTCTTTAAATATCCCAACCTAACCGAACTCCAATGCTGTTCTAATTCCAAAAACTTTGCCCGATTCTTAGCGTACTGACTAATTTCGGGGATATTGGTTTCAAGTTCGATTATTTTCTTTGGTCTGCCCATGCTCCTAATGCTGCTGATATTGTGGTGACAAATAAGATTTCCTGTACGATTAAAGGGCAAAGATACAAAAGTAAACTCAGCCACATTGACAAACACATAGGGCAGTTAAATGGCTTCCTATTGAGCCATAGATACCTTTCCGGCATCCGCCACACATCCATCCATATCCATGCACATAGTATGGCAGTTATTGGGATGAGTAATATCATTGTCGTTCCTTTAATTGTTCTCTATACCATCTTGCTCCTAACTCAAAAGACTTGATTGAAATATCTAAATTTTTATATGCATATTCTTTTGCTGCTTTTAATATTTCTTCATCTGATATTTCTTCCTCAGTATAATATTCTTCAAAACTCCCACAATATCCAGATACACAAAATACTTGACCGTGTTTTGGTTCATCATTAAAATTCATTTCGGTATTCATATTATCTTTTTCGCTTTTAGTGGTTTGATATCTTTGATGTATCCGTTCGTCTTTTCTTTGGAAGGTATCATGCGACCTTCTAATCGCATCTTCATATACTCCAATGTTTCATCCAGTATCTCATTGATATTGTCAGGTGTGACATCCTGCGGAACATCTAAAACAAACTCAGATGAGACTACAATGTAATTACCCATAAGCTTACCCGATAGCGAAGTCCTTAATTTTTCCTTTGCTTTCTTATAAATACGATCTACCTGATTGAAACTTATTTTCGTCACTTTGCTTATTTTTTCCATGCTCCCCAAATCCTGATGAAGCTTAACCATTGACTTTTCTACCCAATGCAAATCTTTATCCATTGCCGTTTCTAAATCCTGCAGCCGCTTTTCCTTATCGGCATTATAAACTTCATCTGTCGTATTTAGAATAGCCTCTGTAAATTCATAAGACTGTGTCCGGTACCGGCGATGAAAGCGATTGCCCGGCTGGAAGATCATCCTTTGGACTATCCCGGTACAATAAAATAGCAGTTGATTCTTTGCCCATAGGTCACAGATGAAGTCGTTATCCTTTTCGCATAAGACGGCAAATAGTTCTGATTTGAGGTCATCCTGACCGGCACCGGCATTGAACTTACCGAGCATTTCATTTAGCTTAGAATCGCTCCAAAGCTGACTAATTATGGAACGGCTCGTAATAGATGCACCCGAAGGATTGATCGGTTTCAATGGTTGCATGAGGGATAATGTTAATGGCATTGTCGTTTGGTACTAAGTGGATGTTATCCATTACCGCACTATTTTGGCAGGTTCCCAATATGCTGACAAGGTGAACTAATCCCCCCGCAATGGCCGTATTCTTTTGGGTTTTCTGCTTCCAATATTTACACACTCCGCATAACACGCATACAAAGTATTACTTATTTTTAGCTTTTAAAAAATATTTTCAAAAAATATTTGGAATTGTGAAAAAAGGTTGTATATTTGCTTTACAATTATTCACAAATAAACCTAAAACCATGCAACTATTAACTTCAGAAATCCAGTTTTACCCAGATGCAAAGACATTCTGGCCAACCTTTGACGGTAAAGGTACTTACCCATCCATCACTCTTCACGTATCTGAAACCCCGGCCGGTAAATTGATTTATCAAGGCTTTACCATGCCCCGCGCTGAATCCATGACATTTGATCAGTCCAGATACAATGACCTGTTACAAGCTATTATCTCACTATTAAACGAGAAAAACGATGACGCTGATACTTTCGATAGTATGTTTATTAGTAATCATTCTTTCTCTTTATAAACTATTTAAAGACGAATCATGATAATGATAGCCATATTTGCCCTGATTATCTTCTTCGCCATTGAAGTTCAGTTTCAGGATTATTTAAACGACATTAATAATAACCGGGTGCGCCACCCATTAAAACGTAAAAAATGATTATTACTTCCTTTATTGTATTATTTGATGATAATCTTCAATACTTTCAAAAGATAGCTACTCAAAGTAGTTCACATCAATTTACCATTATATCTATTAAAACTTTATTAAATGAAACAGCTTATTAACATTCAATCGGAGCTGAAAGCTCCTAAAAACCAATTCAACAGCTTTGGCAAATACCATTACCGGAATGCCGAAGATATACTGGAAGCATTGAAACCTATCCTGCTGAAGCATGGATGCACCCTTACTTTGTCCGATGAGATTAAAACGGCCGGGAATATTATGTATGTAGAAACCACCGCCAGATTATGCCATGAAGGTGATTTCATGTCAGTAACCGCACAGGCCGGCATTGATCCTAACCGCAAGGGTATGGATGTTGCCCAATCCTTTGGAAGCAGCAGCAGCTATTCGAGGAAATATGCGCTCGGTGGATTGTTTTTGTTAGATGACAGTAAAGATCCTGATAATACCAATACACACGGCAAAGAGGACTTAGCGGACTATAAAAGCAAACTGATCCTTAAATGTCAGGATATTACAGATGCTATGAAACGAGCATCCGCTCAAAGGTCAATCAATGATGCATCCGCAATGGCCGATCTTATCAAAATAGAGAAACGTATTAACGAATTAACAAACCAATAAACCCCACAATCATGCAAATTCAAACTGCAGAAAACATGGCCGCCTTCGCCGTAAGTAAGGCAAACCGGGAAGAGCTGGCTATTCAGATAGTTGAAGCAATCGATGCCGGTGACCTTAACCCGCTGGATATTCATTATCAGGTAAAGGCAATGGAAGACTTTATTAAAATGCTGACGGCCAATAGCCGGTACAAAGATGCCGTATTAACCGAATGCATGAAGCATGGTAAGTCCTTTCAGTTTAACGGCTCAAAGATGGAAATCAAAGAGACGGGTGTTAAGTACGATTATTCTAAATGTGGCGATCCAAACTGGCAGATATTGGAGAATCAAATATCAGAGCTGAAGGATAAGCAGAAAGCAGTTGAGGCTCATTTAAAGGTATTGCCGGCCGAAGGTATTGAGGTAGTCAATGCCGATTCGGGTGAGGTCATTAAAATGTATCCTCCGGTAAAAACATCCACCACATCAATAGCCGTTACATTAAAATGAATCAGTTAAGCATTACCGAAATCAATACACAGCTTCAGGCCGTAACCCCGCAAACATTGGAAAGCATTGCGGCCTGTACTGAGTATGGTGCAAAGTTAGCCGGATGGATAGCTTATACCGGACTTGCAAAGGCACAAGCAAAGCGGGATTTACTGCAAAGGAAGAAAGAAACGATTGATAAGTTAATGATGGAAAACCACAGACTTACCCCTGCCAACTTCAAAGAATATGTGACCGCATCCGTAGCCGATCAGGAATATAACTTTGAACTGGCAGACCGTACCAATGCAGCCGCCACGCATCAGCTCGACCTTATCCGGTCAATTTTATCCGCCCTTAAAACTGAAATGCAGTCAATCAATTTTTATAATCAATAATTAAAACAAACATGGCAAAAATTACAATTTACAAAGTAGCAGCAGCAGTATATGACATTTACTGCAAATCACAACAAGGTAAAGAGGAATATTCGTTACATAACATAATACGATATCATGACCTTGGCAATCAATTAGGAGATGCATTAAGACACTTTGATTTATATGAAATAAAAAACGGGAAAATAATATGGAAAGGAAATCCTCCTACCCTTGAAATGATTGAAAAAATAAATAATAAAAGAAAAGAAATTTCTGAAGAAAGTTTTTCTAAGATAAATCAAAAGATTAATCAAAAGAGCGAAAGCTTATCTAATCAATCAAAGGAAGAATTAACACAATATAAAGATGCTCTGGAAAAAGCATTACTGAGAATTAATGAATTAGAAACGAAACAAAAAACTAAAGAACAAGAGAAAAAATCATTCATTAGTAAATTTTTTAATTAACCAATAAATCAAAATCAACATGTCAAATTACGACAACACAAACAGCGGAGTACTGTTTAAAAACGACAAAAAAGGGAACGAAAAAGCGCCCGACTACAAAGGCAAGGTAAACGTTGAAGGTAAAGAAAAAGACATTGCCGGCTGGATACGCGAAGGCAAATCCGGAAAGTTTATCAGTATCAAAATATCTGAGCCGATGAAAAAAGATAACGTTTACGATAACAAACCCAAAACCGTCTTTGACGATAAAACCGACTTACCATTCTAATCATGACCAGAAACCAATTAATAAAAAGAATCAGTGGATTGTTGGAGGTCACGTTAATCCCGGCCGCTTACAATGTTCTTGTAGATATTCTGCAGGAATATGAAGATGCCTACCTTAAAGATAGGGTAAGGGCATATCGTGTAGGCGGCTTCGTATCCGATGAAATGCTTTTATCCAATGCTGAAGATATCTGTCAGATATATGGCATATCGATGGACAACCTCAAATGCAAAGAGCGTTACCATATCTATGTGATGGCTCGCGTTCACTTTTGCCGGCACATGAGATTAATCCATAATGCAAGCTTCAAAACATTGGGTAAGTTCCTTAATCGTGACCATACGACTATAATCCATTATTTCAAAGATTACAAAATCACTCCGTTTGTTCCGGGACGAACAAGACTAACAGATGACCGAAAAGCAGATACACTCACAGGTATGCCGATACCTTGACCTTCAATATCCAAAGGTGATTTATACTTCTGACAGCTCAGGGGTGCGAGTAAGTATCGGTATGGCAAAGGCACTAAAGGCCATCCGGTGCAAGGGTTATAAGATACCTGACCTGATTATCATGCACCCTAATAAGCTTTATCATGGATTGATTATAGAGATTAAAAAGGATCTGTCTCAAATATTGACTAAGTCTGGCACATTTAGGAATGACCAGCACGTACAGGAGCAGCTTAAATCACTTGAGGAATTAAAACGGCTTGGATATGCGGCCATCTTCGGATGTGGCTTTGACCACTGTAAATCAGTAATTGACGAATATTTTAACAAACAAAACCAAATCAAATGACTACAAAAAGAAGTTTAGAAATTCAAAATGAAATAAGCCGAAGAGTTGATATTTGGCTTGACAATGAAACATTTGGAAATATGACTTGCGGATATAGTAAGTTAAGATTTGAAATGGCTATAGGTTTATTAGGTTATCCATTTGAAAAACCAGAATGGATGAATATAAATGATTTTAAAAAGTTTGTAACCAAAAAAGAATATGAAAGTTTTGAGGTAAAATTTTGGTTAGATGATGCTTATGATTGGTGCATAAATCATGAAGATGAAATCAATGAATCAAAAAATATAATAAATTTATTAAAGAATACTTTAAAAAAAATCAAATGACACGTAAAATTGCACTTGCACAGTATCTATTGTCCGGCGGAAAGCTGTCCATCATGAACGCTTATCGGCATTTTGGGATTAGTAATGTCAGCCGGGAAGCTATACGGCTGATTGAAAAACCTTTCAATGTCGTATTAACCAGAACTAAGATGGAAGGGAAGACCAAATATGGCAGCCATTGCGAATGGTTTGAATATCGCTTAGTATCTAACCGTATTAATGCGAAAGGTATTAAGGCCATGAAGCAGGCACTGGCTGACATGACAACTCAAAAAAAAGTTGTTAAAATGAAAGCAAAAGCTTAATTTTGATATTGATGAGTAACGGCATCATTTATAAACTTTTTGCCCCAAAGGGATATTGGAATCCGTTACTTCCATTATTCCGGAGGGGTTTAATATTTTATGGCTGAGAATAAAAAATCATTTATCCTTTATTGCGACATTTTAAACGTAGTGGATAAGCTAACAGACGAACAGTCCGGCAGATTGTTCAAACATATCTTAGGGTATGTAAATGATCAAAACCCTGAACTTGATGACATATTACTGGAGATTGCATTCGAGCCGATTAAACAGGCATTAAAACGTGACCTTGTAAAGTACGAGGAAAAGAAAGTTAAGCGAAGCGAATCAGGTAAAGCAGGCGCTAACAAAAGATGGCAAAGTATGGCAAATGCTACAAATGACATGGCAAATATAGCAAATGCTAAAAGTGAATGGCAAACGATAGCAAACATAGCTGATAGTGTTAGTGTTAGTGTTAGTGTTAATGATAATGTAAATGTTAATGATAGTGTTAGTGGTATAAATAAGCAAAAAACACCAACCATTGACCAAGTGATTGATAAGTTTATAAGTCTGGAAGGTACTAACGAAATGGCTGAGCGTTACTTTTCATCAAATGAATCACGCGGATGGATTTATAACGGCTCACCAATAATTAACTGGGAAGCTTCAATACCGGCATATATCAGAGCATGGAAAGCTAAAGACAATAAACAACTTGATGAACATGAAAAGATTGCAAAGGCTAACCGGGAAAGATGGCAGAGGGAACGTGAACGATTTGAACAGCTAAATAAATAACCATGCGACACGGATCATTATTTTCAGGAATAGGAGGCTTTGACCTCGCAGCCGAATGGATGGGATGGGAAAACGTTTTCCATTGCGAATGGAATCCTTTCGGACAAAAAGTATTAAAACATTATTGGCCTAATTCAATCAGTTATCATGACATCACAAAAACAGACTTCACTATTCACAGAGGAGCAATTGACATCCTTACAGGAGGCTTCCCTTGCCAGCCATACTCAGCAGCAGGAAAGCGACTGGGAAAAGAAGATGAACGCCATTTGTGGCCAGAAATGCTTAGAGCAATTCGAGAAATTCAACCACGTTGGATTGTGGGCGAAAACGTTCTCGGCCTTGTTAATTGGAATGGAGGGATGGTATTCGAAGAGGTGCAAGCTGATTTGGAAGCTGAAGGGTACGAAGTCCAACCGTATGTACTTCCAGCTGCGGCCGTTGGCGCTCCACACCGAAGGGATAGGGTTTGGTTTGTTGCCTACCGCAACGGCACAAGACTTCAAAAGGAGAGGACCGAACAGCAAGCAGCAGGGATTACCAGAAGCTGCTTACAGTGGCCTACTTCCCACTCCTCAAGCAATGGATTCAATGACGAACCCACCACGACAAATAACGGAATCGGGCAGGATAATATCGAATCAGGGGCACAACGGCAGCGCACCATTGAAAGACTTAGCGATGAACGGGATGCTTCCAACACCGGCCACGAGAGACGCGAACAATGCGGAATATCCGGACAAATATCAAAAGAGGAAAGAATATCAGAAAACGAAAGGAGTGAATTTAGAATATCCTCTCAGGCAATTTGCAATGGATGTAAACCCAACTGGGAAAACTTCCCAACTGTCTCCGCAATTTGTACTGGAAATGATGGGATTTCCAACCGATTGGACGGAATTACCTTTCCTAAATGGCGAAACGAATCAATCAAAGCCGCCGGAAATGCGGTAGTAGTTCCTGTAGTTTACCAAATATTCAAAGCAATCCATACCTTTGAAACCCAAAACCTAAAACCATGAAAGGATTACAACCACAGGCAAAGGATGCAGAAATTGCAATACTTGGAGCGATACTGATTGAATCAAATGCCATTGACAAAGTAACCGACCTACTCACACCAGACAGCTTCTACGTATCTGCTCACCAAAAGATATTCACATCCATCCTTAATCTGCAAAAAAAACACCAACCCATTGACCTCGTGACAGTTACCGAAGAACTCAAACAGGCCGGACACCTTGATGAAATAGGCGGACCATACGAACTGGTAAAGCTTACCAATGCCATCGTATCTTCTGCAAACATCGTAAACCATGCCCGCCTCGTTCATGAAAAATACACCCTCCGTAAGCTAATATCCATATCCTCCGAAATAACCGCCAAAGCTCTTGATCCTGAATCAGACTGCTTTGAACTGATTGACCTTGCCGAAAAGCAGATAATGACGCTATCCAATAACAACACGGCCGACACCTTACACATTTCGAGCGTTTTGATTAACACTTTAAATAAGATTGATAAATGGAAAGCCGTCGGTACATCCATTACCGGCATAAAATCAGGATTCTCAGACCTCGACAATGCTACACGCGGATGGCAACCCGGTGACCTGATTATCGTGGCAGCGCGCCCATCGGTAGGCAAAACCGCGTTTGCGCTTAATTTGGTGCGAAATGCGGCCTTATCTGGTGCCGGGGTAGGTGTATGGTCACTTGAAATGAAAGCGCCTTATTTAGCCCTTAGAATGCTTGCAGCGCAATCGGACATAATTTTGAACAAACTCCAGACCGGCAGCCTGACGGAAGCCGAATACAAAAAGTTAGCTGAATCAGCCAACAGTCTGAGCCGGTACAATATATTCTTTGACGATGCGAATGCCGTAAATTTACGCTCCTTAAAAGCAAAGGCACGCCGGCTAAAAAAGAAACATGACATTGGACTGATAG